AACTCGCAACGGTCGCTAACATTTCGCAACAAACTGCGAATGCGTCTGCGGCTACGCCCGGCATACTGGCTGATTCTCGTACTAAGATGGGCGGTGCTGCTTTGCAGGCTTCTCAAATCAATCAAAATCTTTCTCAGACGCAGTTGAATGATCTTCAAGCCCGTAATCTCAATGCGACTTTGCCCTTTCAGCTTCAACAACTTGCGGCTTCTGCGAATGCTCAAAATGCAGCTGCTAATGCTTCAAGCGCGCAAGCGCTATCTACTGAATTCAATACGTGGCTTTCTAAAACTTACGGCACTGGCGCTCTTGGCCAGGCTGTCGGTGCTTTTGGCCAGGTCACTGGCTCTATTGGCGATGCCTTTGGGCGCGCCTGGAAATCTCGTTAAGGAGAACTTCAATGTCTTTCCGTGGTGTAAAACGTCTTCGTGTCTATGCGCAGCATTCAGACCAACTGATAACTAAACAATCTTGTAAGGCGGAGTGTGATATCAACAACATCCTGTCTCAATATAAAAAAACTGGAATCATAAATCATATAACAAAAATGAGACCGGATTTTGTAAATCTTCCGCCTGCTAGTGATTACCAAGAATCGCTTAATCTGATCATGGCTGCGCAAGATACATTCGACGAGCTGCCAGCTCTCGTTCGTGATCACTTCAAAAATGATCCTGCTTTGTTCCTCGCTGCCTTCTCTGATGAAAAGCAGCATGACTATTTGCGTGAGCATGGCTTCATCAACCCTGTGCCGGCTGAGCCCGGTCCTCTCGATGTTCGTATTGTCAACCCGGAACCGCCGACTGCGTAGCAGGCGTCGGTCGGCGCACTTGTGCGCCTCTTCGTAGAGGCTCCCAGGGCGTTCTCTGGGGGCCTCTGTCGTTTTCCGCACCTTTACCCCTCATGAGCAAGCCGAGGCGCCTCAGCCCTCGTCTGTGTGGCCGGAGCGAGCGCAGCGCGGGAGCTGCGTAGCACGCCGAAGGCGTCCGGCTTGCCCCTCTCTCGCCAAAAAAAATGTTGACCCAAACGGGTCGTTGGACAGATGATTACTTGTTCTCATCTGTCCTGAGTGACACCAGCTGGTGCAAACGGGATTTGACGGTAACAAGCGTGCAAAATCAACAGGTTAAGGAGTCCCACCATGAAAATGCGCCGTCGCACCAAAATGTCTAGGCGTCACTCTAAGCGCAACTTTAAGAGGGGCACCCGCGTTCATAAGCGTAACTTAAGGTTAGGCCCAATGCGCGGTGGGATCCGCGCCTAGGGGTACAGTTAATTGACCTGTTACGCTCCCATAAAGGCTTACAAGCACCACCCCCTTAGCGGGAAAAAGGGTGTGGTGTTTCAACCTAAACGCGGCATGAACCTCGAGCAGATCGAGTTGCCGTGCAACCAGTGTGTTGGCTGCCGGATGGATCGAGCCTTGGACTGGTCCACCCGGATTACCCATGAGGCAATGCTACATTATAACAATTGCTTCCTGACCCTCACCTATTCGGATGAACACTTGCCCGCTGATTACTCTGTCAGCGTGCGCACCATGCAGCTCTTTATGAAACGGTTTCGTAAGTATATGGGTGAGTGCAGGTTCTTTGCCTGCGGTGAGTATGGCGACGGAAATCTCCGCCCGCACTACCATGTCATCATCTTCGGTATAGACTTCGATGATAAGTACCCCTGGCGTAAGACTGGATCGGGTCATCTCGTGTATCGCTCTCCGTCGCTGGAAAAAATCTGGACTCTCGGTCACTCTGAAATTGGTACAGTAACCGAGAAATCCGCAGGCTATGTAGCACGCTACTGCTTGAAAAAGGTCAATGGTGATCCTGCTGAGGATCACTACAAGCGCGTGCATCCGGTCACTGGTGAAATCGTCTCGGTTGCTCCCGAGTTCATCAACATGAGCAGAAAGCCAGGCCTTGGAGGTGCCTGGTATGACGCGTTTCGATGTGACGCTTTCCCTTCGGACTTCGTCGTCATCGACGGAAAAAAGCGTCCAGTCCCAGAGTACTACATTAGAAAACTCGAACGAGACGATCCCGCGATGTATGCAGACGTGAGAGAAGCGCGCCGTGAAAAAGCGCGCGCGCACGCTGAAAATAATACCCCTGAGCGCCTTCGTGTGCGCGAGGAATGTCACAAACTCAAACTGCGCCGATTGCGGCGCGAATTGGATGATCAAACATGATCTTACTTGTATTTGCCGTCTATGATTCAAAGGCTGGCTTCTTCGAGGTACCCTTCTTTGTGCAACACAAAGGCCAAGCTATTCGAGCTGTCATAGACCTGGGTTCCGACCTTCAATCACGTATTGGTCGTTACCCCACTGACTATTCTTTGTTCCAGATCGGAACATATGACCAGGATACTGGTATTCTATTCGCTACTGCACCGGATAACCTCGGTGTTGTTCAATCGTTTCTGCCCCGTCAGCAATCTGAATTCAAATTGGAGTAATACCAATGCCTCGTCCCTCCGTTATGTCGCACCAATTTTCCATGGTGCCTCGCGCGGATATTCCGCGCTCTAGCTTCGACCGTACGCACGGTCACAAAACGACTTTCGACCCCGGCTACCTCGTGCCTATCTATGTTGATGAGGCTCTGCCGGGTGATACGTTTAATATGAAAATGACGGGCTTTGCCCGTCTCTCAACGCCTCTCAAACCCTACATGGATAACGCCTACTTCAACACATTCTTCTTTGCGGTCCCGAACCGGCTTGTCTGGGACAATTGGCAAAAGTTCAATGGTGAGCAGGAGTCTCCAGGTGATAGTACCGATTATCTTGTTCCCCAGGTGGTTGCACCGGCTACTAATGGTTGGGTTGTTAATGAGGATCTGTCTGATTACTTCGGCTTGCCGTGCGGAGTACCAAACATCTCTGTCTCAGCGCTGTGGCATCGGGCCTACAACCTCATTTATAATGAATGGTTCCGTGACGAGAACCTTGACGATCCAGCCCCCGTAAATAAGGGCGATGGCCCTGACGATAACCTTGACTACATAATTCGTAAGCGGGGGAAACGTCATGATTATTTTACTTCTTGTCTTCCCTGGCCTCAAAAGGGGGAGTCTGTCTCTATCCCTCTTGGTCAATTCGCACCTCTTGCTGGTGATCCGGCCAATCCCTTTCCTACTTTCCAGCCGGGTAATACGATGGGTCCCGGCCATTCCTTGAACATTTACAAGGATGATAGTGGGGGCGCTGGCAACTTTGCATCTTATGTTCGTTTCGATAATTCTGCTTATAACACGCAGGCTGACCTTTATTGGGACAACCCTGCTCTAGTCGCGGACCTTTCTAATGCAACATCTGCAACAATCAACGAACTTCGCCAAGCGTTCCAAATCCAGAAACTTTATGAGCGTGATGCTCGTGGTGGTACCCGCTATACCGAGATTATTCGTTCACACTTTGGCGTGGTCTCTCCAGATGCTCGTTTGCAGCGGCCTGAGTATCTCGGTGGTGGTCAGTCTCCTATCAATATTACCCAAGTGCCTCAAACCGGCGGGTCTGGAGCTAATGTTGACACACCTCAAGGCAATCTTGCTGCATTTGGCACAAGTCTGATGCACAATCACGGCTTCAAAAAATCGTTCACTGAACACTGCATCATTATAGGTCTCGTCTGTGTCCGAGCTGATCTTACGTATCAAAGAGGCATCAATCGTATGTTCTCTCGCCGTGGCCGATTTGATTTCTATTGGCCTGCTCTATCTCATATTGGCGAGCAAGCTGTGCTGTCTCAGGAACTTTATTGCGACGGCTCCTCCGGTGATACTGAGGTCTTCGGCTATCAAGAACGATACGCAGAGTATCGGTACAAACCTTCAATGATTACTGGTGAGTTTCGCTCTAACTTCGCGCAGTCTTTGGATTACTGGCATCTCTCTCAAGATTTCGCTTCGCGCCCTCTTCTTAATGGCGCGTTTATACAGGAGGATCCTCCTTTCGACCGTGTGGTCGCGGTTCCTTCGGAACCCAAATTCATCGCTGACTTCTACTTCCAGCTTCGCTGTGCTCGGCCTATGCCTGTCTATGGCGTGCCTGGGCTTATCGATCACTTCTGAGGTGCGCCATGTCTGAAGTTGTCGCTGCTGGTATTAACGCTCTTTCTTCGGCGGTTAATGCCAATCAGGCTTATGTGCAGAATAAAAAACTTGCCTCCATGCAGGAGGACTACACGCTTAAAAATATGGCTACGGCTGAGCAATATACTCAACAAAATGTTGCTGAGCAGGAACGCTATGATACGGCTTCTACTGCTCAGGCTCAGCAATACGCCACTCAAATGGCTAATACGCAGTACCAGCGTGGTACTGCTGATCTTAAGGCCGCTGGCCTAAACCCTATCCTGGCCGCTGGCGGCCAGGTGGATGCCTCCCCTACGATCTCGGCGCCCGCAGCTTCGGCGCCGTCTGGCCAAGCTATGGCTGGCCCTGTTATCGCGCCGTCAGCGCCGCGAGGAGCTGGCGCTATTCTTTCTGGCGCTATTCAAGGCGCGCAAGGCTTTGCTGACCTTGCGCAAAAACTCGCAACCGTCGCTAACATTTCGCAACAAACTGCGAATGCGTCTGCGGCTACGCCCGGCATACTGGCTGATTCTCGTACTAAGATGGGCGGTGCTGCTTTGCAGGC